ATTCGTGGATCACCTGAGCGCGGATCGCGCTGTAGAAATCTTGGGCTTCGAACCACGGCCGCCAGTCGTGGTGCTGCTTGTGGGCATTGCAACCGAGACAGGCCGGCACCAGGTTCCTGGTCTCGGTGGTGCCGCCCTTGGCCTTCGGCACGACGTGATCAAGCGTTGCCGATCGCCCCAGGGGCTCGTCGCAATAGGCGCAGCGGTAATCCCACCGAAGCAGGATCTGGTCACGAAACCGGAGCTTCGCCTCCTTCCTGGGGATCAGCTCCGTCTCCGAAATCTGGTGATCCACCTGGCTCCTGCGGTAGGGGAAAGGCATCCAGCTCAATATCGATGATGTGTTCGTCGTCAGGGACGAACTCAGCGATCCGCGCATAGGTATTGGCGAGGAAGTCCTCGATGGACTCCTCGTCGCTATGCACCACGACCTTGGCCATGACTTCCAGCAGGTAGGTCGCCATTGGCGCCACCAAGCAAGGTCTTCAGGAACCGTAGCCACCGCGACCGCGAGCTAAGGGTTTCTTTGGGATCACTGCGGGTTTGACAGTTGCGCGAATAGTGCGCGAAAAGATACGGACGCGTTCGTAAATGCTTGAAAAATTGTTCGAAAAAGTGCTAGACCACCGCTTCCCAAGCTGTATGTCGAGGGTTCGATTCCCTTCGCCCGCTCCAATAATTTCTCCCGGAACTTACCGATTTCAACGGGATAACGTCCCAGGCTGTCTCTGGACAGTTACCGCCAATTCGCGCAGAATCGCCCCCGTTCGCGCAAATTTGCGCGAATAGTGCGCGAATGGAGAGGGCGATGAAACGATGGGAGGCCGATAGTTCTGTGCCGGGTTTGGGCGTGATGGTTTTGCCCAGCGGCGTTCGGACCTGGTATCTGCGTTACCGCGAGCCGAGTGGTAAGCAGCAGACGCAAAAGCTCGGCCGCGATGGCGTCATCAACAAGACCATCGCCCGCCGTGAAGCGATGAAGATCCTTGCCGAGGTCGCCAAGGGCAACGCGCCAGCCACCGAGCGCCGCAAGGCCAAGAACGCGCCGACGATTGCCGATCTCAAGGCTCGAATGGAGCGCGACCATTACGCCAAGCTGCGGCCAGGCACGGCCGCCAATTATGAGCAGATCTGGCGGCTGCACATCGTCCCAATGATCGGCCACAAGAAGATTGAAGAGGTGCAGCGCCGCGACGTGATCGAGCTCCTGGCCAAGCTGAGCTCGATCCGCCGCAATAGAACTCTGCAGTGTCTCAGAGCGGCGTTCAACATGGCCGAGATCTGGCAGCTGCGCTCAGAGGGCACGAACCCATGCCGGAAGATCGAGAAGGCGCCCGAGCGCGTTCGCAACCGGTATCTGTCCGATGTCGAACGTGACCGCATGATTGCCGCATTGAACGAGATGGCCACGACGCCACTGCGCTGGCGGTTCACGCAACTGATCAGGCTTCTGATGTTGACCGGCTGCCGGGTGGGCGAGATCTGCCGGGGCAAGTGGGAATGGTTTGATGAGAACACAGGGCTCCTGGTGGTGCCCGCCGCCAATCACAAGACCGGCGACCAGACCGGCGAAGATCGCATTGTGCATGTTCCTCCTGCAGCAGTTCGCATCTTGAGAGAACTGAGACTCAAATCGAATACACAATGGATTATCGCAGGGGACGGCGACGGCCACCTGATCGGGTATCAGAAGCTCTGGAGCGAGCTGGTCAAACGCGCTGAGATCAAAAACCTGAAAGTGCATGACCTGCGCCACAACTTCGCGTCAGTCGCGATCACCAAGGCGAAGCTGACGCTGCCGCAGGTCGGCCACCTGCTGGGGCACGCATGCCCGTCGACTACGGCCCGCTATGCGCACCTGATCGACGACGGCGCCAGGCGCATGGCTGCAGAAGTGGCCAATCAGGTGTCAGCTGCCCAGGGCGACACCTTGTAGGCCGGTTCGTCTTTGTCATCGAGCACCGGCTGCACCTCTTCATCGCAGATCATGTTGAAGAGGGCAGCATGCGCCATGATCTCGGTGAGGTGCTTCGCCAGAGCGTTGTACTCGCTCTCGCCCACGACACCGATCTCATCTGGATCGGCGTAGACGAGAAACATCATGGCTGCTTCCTTGGGCCGGCCATCGCGGAACAGCTCGTAGGCCGTGCGTAGACCTTCCTCCGGGGAAACCGTGCCATCGCGAGTGGCGAACCTCATTGGCCGAAAGCAGCTTCCCCAATGATGGGGAATTCGCGCATGAAGATGTCTTTGACGGATTTGGCGATTTCCCGGTGCTCAAGCTGCGTCGACGGATCGGTGCGCACTTCGATGTAGTGGATCCAGCTGCGCAGCGTTCCGTGCATGAACATCGTGGTGCCGGTACTCAACGGCAAAATGCGACGAGCGGTCTCTTTGGCCACGCCCTGATCGAGGAGGTCGTTGTAGAGCTTGCTGGACTCGCCAAACAGCAGCTTCACCCGTGAACGCAGCTCAGCCGTCACGTCCTCGGGCAGATCGTCGATGCTGTTCTGACGGTTTTTGGTGTCTTGCCGCCGGAAAGCGGGGACGACAGGCTCCTGCGCCGCGGCATAGCGCGTTGAATGCTCCTGGAAGCTGAACGAACGGTGCCGCAAGATCTGTGCGGCGATGTCGCGCTCGGTCTCGATCCTGACGCACAGCGAAGCCATCTCAAACGGGCTCCAGTGCCCATGGCTGATCAGGTATCGCAGCAACTTGGGCCCGGTCTGCATGTTGTCGGCATTTTCAGGCGCCGACACTCGCGCCATTTTGACGATGAGCCGCTCAGCGTCAGGCGTGCGGTGGATCAGTTCGACTCCCATGACGGCATCACTTGTTCGTGGTTGTTGTAATGGCCAACGGCCGCGTAAGAAATGTCTGGAATGCCCGCCAGTAGCAGGAACACCATCTGCCCGATCTTCTTGCCGGGCCATAGCTTCAGCGGCCGCAACTGACGGGCATTGGTGAGCTCGAGGGTGAGCTTCGAGCCGTTCCATTGCGGATCCGCAAAACCGGCATGACTGTGTTCTAGCCCTTCTCGAGCGCGACTTGATTTGAGAAAGAACAATCCAGCCACGTCGTCCGGCATGTTGAACGTCTCCCAGGTCTCCGCAAGGATCCACTGTCCTGGCTTCAGCAGGTAAGGGTCGTCCTCGTTCTGCTCGCTGATGTCGACTCGTATGAGCTCATCTGTCGTGGCGCTTTCAATCATGATCTCGTTACCCAGCAGCAGGTCATAGCTGGCCGGGTTGAGCTGATCGAGGTCAAACGGAACGATCATCCGCTCGTGCTCGCAGAAGCGACGGATTTCTCGGTCGTGAAGGATCAATGCTTCCTTGCGGTGGCTTGGTCAGCTTATCGGCGTGTAGCTGGTTGGGTGCTGTGCTTCATGCACTGAAACACTCAATAGTCCCAGCGCACGCGAGGCCGTCCATCGCGAATTCCCAGATGCACGAACCCCTTTGGAGCGCCATAGCCAAGCGAATAGGGCCAGGCTTTATCGCACCAGCGCTGCACCGCGTAGATATCAACGCCATCGATGAAAAAGTCGACGGCTCCGCAGCCAGGTTTGTAGAGGTGCTCGCTGTTGGACGCGCCACCGACCGCAGCGTTGACTGCAGGCGGGCGATGACCACTGGTGATGACCACCGGGGCTCCAAAGTGCGTGCGAGCCTTTTCAAGGAATTCGCAAAGCTCAGTGGCGATGTCGCATTGACCTTGGTTGAGGAAGCGACGCTGCTCTTCGTTGTTGCACAGCTCGCCATAGGTGAAATGCGGCGTCACCTTGAAGCCGAACGGACTGCCGGGCGTGAGCTTGCTGGCGACTGCAGCGGGCTTCTCCTCGCGGTTGGCCCATAGAGCGCCCTCGGCTAGCCTCCGCCGGCGCAGACCGGCCTCTACGGCGGTGCCAGGGTTGCGATAGAGCAGCATCGCGGCTGGGACATCACCCCAGCGCTTTTCGCGAAGAGCGGTGCTGATCGTTCCAAAACCTTGGCTGCCGTAAAACCCGGTGCCCAGGTTGTAAGCGAAAGAGATCAGCGCACATTTCTGCTCATCAGCCATCGCCATCCAGAACGGCACGGTGGCTCGCAGCTTGGCGGCGATGCGATCAACCTCCTGCCGCAGCAGCATGTCGGCTTCTACAGCGCTGATCTTGTCGCCCTGCTTGACCGGTCGACCGTCGCTGTAGCGCGTCGTGCCATAGCCGATCGTCCAGGGGGCGCCGCCGCTCAGTGGATCTGGATAGGCCTCCAAATGGCAGCCCTCGAATTCACGGATCAACTCAAGAGCTGGACCCAGGTTGGCTTGCTTGCCGTCCTGGCTCCAGGTGTTGAACCACGGCCGATTGCGCCGCATGGCCACCTCGTAGCCGTTCTCGATGATGTCAGCTTCCAGCTCAGCGATCGATGCCCGCTGGTGGGGCATGTCACGCCAGTAACGGAACAGCTGATCAAGGGTGATCGGGGCTGCGTTTGCCACAGTGCTCAGCGCTTGGCGGCGGGAGTGATGATGCCAGCAAGAATTTCGATAGCGCGATAACCGCGAACAGCGAGGCGAGCGATCGTACTCAGAGCCTCGTCATCCTTCGGAGTCGGCGTGAGATTAACGATGACGATTGCGACGCTGTGGACCGCGACAGCAAGAGAGGCGTAGTCAGCGATGCGGTTCATGTCGAGCATGACAGGTGCTCCCAGGTTAGCCCTACCGATTTACGACGGCAGCAGTGGGCTTGATTTCCAGCTGCAGGTGATTTCCAAGAAATGAAGCGAACGGCGGCAGCACCAGGCTGGCGATAACAGCGACGAGCACGACTTGGGCCATGCGTGTTTCCAGCTTTCCAAGACGCTGAAAAATGTCCTTTTTTTCTTCAGCTTCTTTCGTTTGGTTGAGTAACAAGGCGTCCATTTTGCCTTGGAGCACGCCGAGCTCTCTATAGATTTCAGCGTGAGAAACCTCTCGGTCCATGCGCCGCCCTGCAACCAGCGGATCCTAGCCAGCAGGTATGCTTGGCCCGTTATCGAGAGGATCGGGCTTACCGGCGAGGATCGCAACAGCCCTTTTGTAGTACCAGTTGTCGGTTTTACCCGCGGCTTCCAGCGCTTCCTTGATGCGTCGCCAGTTGTCGCGGGTATGTGGGTCCATTACCGGCCTTGCCCTATGAGGGGCTTGCGTCCCCGCTGACGCGGGCGACTGTGTTGGCCGTACCCCTGACGGGTTGTCTTCGGCGGACCAGGCGTGTGCCCGGTGCGCCCGAGCGAACCTGTCTTAGCTTTCGTCGCCATCGTCCTCTGGCGCTGGTTTCGGCGTGATGTCGACGCCGTCGATGAACTGCACGAGCATGCGTGCAGCACTCTCGGTCAGGAGCTGATTGCCGGTGGCCTTTGCGGTGGCGAAGGCGTCAATCAGCTCCGTGAGCTGCTGCTTGAAGTCGGGCATCAGTAGGGGCTCGGTCCCAGGAGGTCGGCGTCCCATGCGGCCTTGAGTTCGTCGGCCGACTTAGCGGCCTCGATCTCGGGGGCAGCGGTGGCATCGCGGAGCGCTTGCTTTTGCTCAGCGATGGGAGCGGTGTCTTTGCCCTGCTCGAGGGTGCGGACGAAATCCACGTCGAGCTTTTCCAGCAGGGGCTGGCGAGCGGCGCGGATGTTGTCCTTGTGAATGTCCTTGGCCTTGGCCAAGTTGAGTCCGATAGGCATGGGATCAAGCCTCCTCGTAGGTCCAGGCGTTGCGGAAGGAGCGGTCGTCGGGGATGTCGGCAACCGAGACGATCTGATAGGGCTTGCCGTCAGGCACGTCCTTCTTGGCGATCTCCTTGATGGTAAGGCCACAATCGGGCGCTGGCACGATCACGGCAACGCCGCCTTCGTCGTTGGGGTAGATGATGCGCTGGTCCATGGTTAGCTCCGGGTGTTAGGTGCCCAGGTGGGCGTGAGGTGTGACGGGCATGGGGTTACCGGAAGACGGCGACACTGATCCAGTCAATGTCACCTCTGGAACTATTTGGATATGTACTCCACCTAAATGCGCTCGTCGTTTGCGAGCCAGGTGTAGTCCCACCAAAGTCACTTCCGCCAAAGTGAGTAATTCCATTGACTCCGGCTGTCGTTCCGAGAATGCAACTGCCAACAACAACATAGTTTTTGTCGACAAGCGCATTCGCAAAATTAAAGCGATACATTCCCGAGCCTTCGTCTGTGATGCTGCTGCAATTTAAGCTGGCGTTGATGGATCCATTTCCATTGCAGCTAACCCATGCCTTTGCCGCACCTGGTACGCTGAGCGAGCTGCTGCCGCCGGTGGTGTCAGTGATGTTGTTGACGCGTAGGGTGCTCATGGGGTGACCTCAGCGGAAGATGGCGACGGAAAAGCCCATGTCGTATCGCGTTTGCGAAATGTTGTAAGACACGATTGTGCAGTAGGTCGTTGTTCTATTGGACGCATCCTCGCCAGCGGTCACGTCTGAGTTTTGCCTGAACCCACCAAGGACAACGATGTAGTTTGTATCTGCCATTGCGTTTGTGAAATTAACTTGCCAGCGTCCTGTTGAGAGCTGAGTGATCGAAGAGACATTGAAAGAGGCCATGATGGCATTGCCGAGGCCATCAAATCCGCTGTTTTTTCTGATCCACGCTTTAGCAATGCCATTAGCAATGGCAGATGGCGTGCTGCTGTTGCTGCCCGCTGTGTCTTGGATGGTGGAAACGCGAAGGGTGCTCATGGGTGGACCTCAGCGGAAGATAGACACACAAAATACAGGCCAATCTATAGCAGTGCTTCCATTAGAGTTGGCAACGTTGAATCTTATTTGGCTAGACGTAAATGAGGGGGTGTTATTTGAAGTTCCTTGAATACAGGATTGCCCAAAGTTGATAAATCCAGCGCCGTCGCCACGCTGACCTCCAAACGAAATGCCATAGTTTGCGTCCGACATCGCCGTTGCAAAGTTCACCGTATAATCGCCAGTTCCATTGTCTGTAATGGAGCTGACATTGAACTGCGCCCGAATAGCAACCGTGCCGGTGCCATTGAAGTTCACCCACGCGCGGCACAGCGTTCCGACTTCGGTGCCGCTGGTGTTCTGAAACGCCGGCGGTGAGCTGCTGTTGCTCTTCAGGGTGGCGACGACAAGGGTGCTCATCAGACGATGCTCCAGTTGCCACCATCAGTAATGGTGACTGTAATGCCGCTGTTAATTGAGATAGGCCCAGCGCTCATGGCGTTGGTCGTTGCCCCAACAGTGTAGTCCGCTGTCACGGTTTGTCCGTTCTCAAAGAAAATTTGATCAGAGCCGGAGCCTT